GCCTTTTTAAAGTATTAACAAAATTAATTCCATCATTACACCATAATACGCTTCCAGTAATCAATATACGTTTCTTTTTGTTATTAGCTTTAACTGGACTAGGGTATTTATCAAAGTCAATTAAGTTCGGAATAGTATAAACATTATTATTAAACTCTTTATATTCATTAGTAAGAAAATCTGTGCTAGCTGTAATAAAATCTACTTCTTTAAGTGTTGCTTTATGCTGGTCTAATGGTATTAAACCTTTATTAAAAGCTGGATGGCCATCACAAAAGTTCCAAGTATCATCATTATCATAGCCTACTATTATCCCTCTATTCTTTAGCATTTTAACCATCTCTAATCTATCTTCATCTTTAGCTCTATGGAATATAACAACATCAGTGTCTAATATATCAGTTCTAGGAGTACGAGTTTCTGTTAAAGGGTCTATATCTAGCTTACAATCGTTCTTAGAGTTATTAGCAGGGTTGTAACATCTATACATCCAACTGCCATCAAATGAATTGGCTACAAAGTTTATTTTCATTTTACAGAGTTTTTATTGAGAAATGAACGAGGTGATTCTCGTGTACCTTTAATTACACTTTTAAGTTCTACTACATTACCTTTTCTATTATAGTCAGAACTTTCTGAATTAGGTGTACTTTCTGGGTCTAGTACAAATGATTTTTTACTTTCATATACACCATCTTCTATTATATATTCTCCTTTATTATTCTTGCGATTACTACCATCTTTATTCTTAATTGGCTCACCTTTCTTATAAGTTCCATCTGGGTTTTTAACTTTTACTTTCTCTACTGTTCCCACTAATTCTCCATCAAATTTTAAAGATTGATTACCATATAATAATACAGCTTGTTCTTGCCCTACTTGGACTTGTTTACCGTGTCTGTTGGTAAATTGAAATGTTTTCATATTTTTTTGATTAGAGGTAAGGGAGGGAAATTAATCCCTCCACTAAAACCTTGTTTATGCAATACTACTAATTATGTGTACTGCTGCGTCATCTCTATTTTCTTTTACTCCGAATAATGCATCAGCTGTAACTAGTACACCCATATAATCAGGCATATAGTTAGCATCTAAGTCCATAGCTTGAGTAGCAAAGACAAATGCATCTTTATGAGCCAATAAACCGTGAGCTACTGTTCCTGAAGAGGTAGTAACTAGGTTATTAGTTTCATAAACTTTAATTCCGTATAATGCTCCTTTAACTCCTGAATCTACTGCTCCATCAGTTGTGTAGTCAAAGTTTACATATCTGTCAATTTTCATTAAATCACCCCAAATTTGAGCTGAGTTAAAGAAAAAGGCTAAATCTTCTGAAGGTACATCTGCACTTCTTACTGTTTCAATAGCACTTAAAATATTACTGTCGCTTAGATCAGCGTCTGAAGCACCCTCTGATGTTGAAAGACCAGCGTAAAGTGATAGTAAAGCAGTGTCTAATGTTCTAGCAACTGTATAAGCAGCGTTGCTCATCATTTTTTCTTGTAACTCATAGCTGCCTAATACTTGTTTAGCTTGTTTCTTCTCAATTAAGAAAGATACTTCCTTATGAGTATCAATAGATAATACAGTTGAACCGTAAGTTGTGCTGTTAAGAGTAACTTTAGCGTTGTTAACCTTATCATTAGCACTCATTTCAGATAGTGTAGGAATGTTAATAGTATCTCCGCCTGCTGCTGCTAACTCACTTACATCCCAAAAATGATTAGCTGCTGTTAGTTTAGAACGATAGAAATCATTTATCTTATCGCCACCCCATAATTCTGGGATTAGTTCAGCTAGATTAGCTGCTGTGAAGTTGTTTGTTCCAATAGCTCCTATTGCCATATGTTTTGTTTAGAAAGAACGAAAATTAATCTATCCCTGATACTTCTGTTTTAACTCTTCATAATGTTTCTTGTGGTCATCTTTAGATTTTCCAGTAGAGTTTCCAGTAGTAGGTGAGCCTCCTGAAGCTCCTAATTGAGCCTCCTTAGACTTCTCTTCTTTTTCTACATTGCCTTTATAGGCTTTGAAGAGAGAATCTTCTTTTGCCTCTTTCAAAGAAATACCTTTACCTTTAGAAATGGTGTTAAGTGTTTCTAGGTCATTTTCATTATAACCTTGAGCAATTAACATAGCTTCATCTCTACTTAGATATTCGGTAGTCTTAGGTTTACCTTTTACTTTCTTATACTGGGATTGATAATAATCTTTCTGTCCTTTCAATTCTTTAATTTGTTTTATAAGCTCTTCAGGATTTTCTTGTGAAGTTTCCTGTTCTTCAGAAGTTTCTTCATCTTCATTAGAAGTTTCTTCATTTTCTTCTTGAGTGTCGTTTGAGTCGACCTCTAACTCTTTTTCGTTTTCCATAAGATTTGTTTGAGTCTTCTTGTGACTCTTATAAGTGTTTAAAGGGTACACTTTTTACCCTATATTAATGGTGTTTTACGTTGTGGGTTCTCTCTCTCTATGTTCTTTAATCTCTTAAAAAATCTCTCAAATGCTTTAAATGCTTCATTCTTAGCTTGAACCCTAATAGCTACTTTATCAGCAGATGTCTTATTATCTACATCTATATCCATTGTATCTCTTATCTTCTGCTTTTCTTCTTGTATTAAAAGCTCTATATCTTCCCAGCCTTTACTTTTTAGAGTGCTTTTTATCTCTTCTTTGTTTAATGTTTTCATATTCTTGTTGTTTTTTAAAGTTCTCTTTAAAGGCTTCTAAGTGGTCTTCTATAACCAAGCTATACTCTTTTTTATCTTTCTGGGTAGTTAATATTACTTCAAACTCACCAAGTGATATATCTTTCTCTGCTTTTTTCATTAACTCTAATATTTTATTCTTTACTGGCTCTAATTGTTCTTCTAGTTCAGTATTGCGTTGTCTTAATTTATCAGCTTTTTTGGCATTGGCTTTGCCTTCTAATAAGATTTCGTATTTCTTATCTACTAAATCTTTTAGATGTTGGTCTTTGATTTTGATTTTTCTCATATTTTTATTTATTAATTAAACTCATTAATTTATCTGGTTGTTTTGGTCCTGGAGCTTGCTGTCCTTCCTGTTGTTGTCCTTGTAGTTCCTGGACTCTTGAAGGCTTAACTCTCCACCAACTTATACCATTGTTTTCTAAATATTGTTTCATTATTGGAGTATTAATCAGGTTTGGATTAGAAATCATAAACTGAATGGCATTAAAGTAGGCATTATTAGTTTGTTCTTTATCTTCACTTTCATTAGTAATGTTAAACTTAATATCCCACTCTATATCTAGCCAATCCTTCTCTAATCTAACCTTTCTTCCATTCTGTTCTAGTTCTTCAGTAACTTGTCTTTGTATTTCAGATATTTTCTTAGCTAATTCTTCTTCACTATCAATCTTTAATTCACCAGCTTTAAATCTTTCTAACATTCTTTTTACTTTTCTGTTAAAAATTAGCTTATCAAATTGCTCTATATCTTCTTCATTACCTGCTATCTCTATAATCTCTTCTTTTCTAAAGTCTTTTTTAATCTGTGGTAGTATCTCATTGCGTAATAATACCTCTAATTGAGCTCCTAGCCTGTCCTGTGCGTCTTTAAAGGCACTCTTAGCAGCATTAGTTAGCTGTGCTTGTCCTCTAAAGGTAGTTCCACTAGGTAGTTTCTCACCAGTTACTACATCAGGAGTCATACATAGTTTATCTGCTTTCATTTCAATCTGTTGTAGTTCTCCTAATAATACATTAAAGGCTCTATTATCTAATCCTACTTGTTTTAAAGTATCATCATTTATAATATCACCACTCTCTGCTTGTTTTAATACATTTCCTTCTATATCTGGGTTGGATGTTTGTAGTAGCAGTAATGAAGCAATAGTCCTAGCTTCAGCATTTTGATTAACAACTGAATTAGCTTGTGCTTGTAGTTTAAATAATCTTTCTACTACTCCTACTCTTAGCCATCTACCTTTATATTTAGATGCGTGAAAGTCATAATAAAGACAATCTTCTCTCTTTAGTTCTTCTTCAAATAGAACAACTTCATCATCTCCTTCTCCACTTCCAATAATATGCTTATAAACCATCTCACCTTCTACTTCTACTTCTCCGGAGTATTCCCATATCTCAAAGTTTCTAACACTATCTTTTTTAGGGTCATCATCTATACCTTTATCAATAACTTTCTCTACATTCTCCCAAACATCTTTCTTAGCTCTTAGTTCTGTTTCATTTAGATAATGTTTTTCTACAATATTAGCATCTCTTATGCTTTTTACAGTGGGATTAAAGTATAGATTACGTAAATCACACTCTTCTACTTCTTTTGTTTTACGATTAACTTTAACGACAGTGCTTCCAAAAGTAGCTAGACTGTCAGACATATCATTTAATTGAATTGCTAAATTATTATCTCTTACCCATTTCTTAAACTTAGTCTTTAAAATAAAACTTTGAACCATACTTAGAGAACCAACTCCAATAGGTGCTAAGTTTTTAGTGTCTAAATCAATGTTCTTAGCAAAGTGAGGTATTCTTGGTGTTGAAATGTTCCAGAAAATAGTGTCTTCAGGGACATTATTCCAGAACTTGTCATTTACATATAAGTAAATCCTTCTAATAGTGTCGTATTGATTGAATTGATACTTACTATCAACAATCTCTACACTCCTAGATACATAATTAGTTATTACTTTTTGTACTTCATCTGAAATCATATATATTTCTTTTGTTTATTCTTATTAAAATTGTAAGAGAACGATGGTTGTATTTCAAACCACATTCTCATCATTAATGCATCGGCATAGTCAGGACTTCTTCCTAGTACTTCTTTTATTTTATCCTTTGGTATTACTCTTAGTTTTTGGTCGCTATCAATAGCTTCTCCCTTAATCTGCTCTAACTCCTCTGTAATAGCTTGTCTAATGGCTTCATCTTTAACCTCTATAGCCATCTTATGATTATTAACACAGTCAGCTAACTTGTAATAACATTGTGAACGTAGATTCTTAAAATTAACCTTTTTCCCTGCTTCCTCCAGTGGTGCTGAATTGCCAACAAATCCTTTAATACCTCTCATATTATCAACCAATCCTCCCCCAACTCCATCTTCATCTGCTATTATCCTAGAGAAAGGTATCCCCCAGTCTTTAGCTAACTTGCGACATTCTATCTCAAGTTGGTCTATTCCACTCTTATTTATTGTTTTAATATATACAACTACTAATCCTTTCCAAATTTTAATAACTGATTTATCCTTTCCCATTCTAGCAACATCTATTGTCATATGCAGAGTTTCCTCATCTACTGTATTACTGAACAGGTCGCTTATTGCTTCAAAATTCATTAATACGTCTGGGTCATCTTCATATTCCCAATTACCCATCATAAGTCTTTGTTTTAGTTTTATATCAGAGAGTTGGCTTAATTGATTACCATAGCTCTCGGCTGTATATTTATTATCATTATATAGTGCTTGTATAAATATCTTAGTATCTGGTAATGTTCCATTCTTAGATGGCTTATAGAACTCTGAGTAAGTCCAATTCTTCTTAGGATTTCCTGTAATAAGTGTTAAGGGGTGTAGTTTAAAGACATTATTCATATGTCTTCCGATACGAGATTTCATTACATCTCTGAATAATGGGTGTATTTCTCCAGCTTCCTCAATAGCTCCGTCTGTATACTCTAATGAACCAAATCTCTCATATAAGGGGTCTGCTGGTGCAAACTTAGCGTCTAATAGGTCTATTCTGCTTCCATTAGTGAACTCTATATAATTGTACTGTCCATTGAGCTTCCATAGGTGTTCTGGTACTTTATGGTGGTTACAAACCTTTACCCAAGTAACGAATGTGGATTGCATTAGTCTTTTAAGCTCTTCTCTTGCTATATAAGAACGATAACCAGGGAATCTTAGTGCATTAACCAATCTGCTCTCACAAATAAGCCAAGTCTTTCCTCCTCCAGCTCCTCCACCAAAAAATACATCAGAAATCTTCTTATTCGCTAGAGCCTGGTATACTAGGTGTTGTTTTGGTGTTGGCTGAATTGTTATCTCTGCCATCTGGTTTAATATAATTAATGCCTAATATCTTTTCTCCTTTACTTGTTATATCTGTATTTAATTGCTTACTGTAGTATTTCTTATCTAATGTTTCTTTAATAAACTTAGCCATATCAGCTACTACTTTTAAACTATCTTTATCTCTAATTCCTAGTGCTAATATATCTTCTATGTTGTTATCAGCCATTAATACCTTCCTATCTCTCTTCCAACCTTCTATTTTATCGCTAATATTTAAGTAATTATCATAATGCCAGTTATAAAACTTTTGTATATAATTTTCTACACCTCTTTCTTTTTCTTCTTTGCTAACATTACTACTATTATTGAATATAATAGTGGCTGTAGTTTTAATATCATTTCCATCTAAAATACACTGCTTAATTTCCTTAATCAGTTCTGGTGTCATATCTGTTTTTCTCCCTGCTTTCTTCATATTATTTCTTTTTACTTCTCCTATGTATAATATAATTACATTTTCTTATTATTCTGCTTAACGTGATTGTTCTTAATAGTTTTAACATATTTTTTAGGTTCATAATAAACTATTTCCCCATTATTAATATAGGCTTCACTCAAGTCTATTACTATTCCATTATCTTTTGTTGATATATACATTTTAGTATAGCCTAAAAAGGAGCATAATACTCCCTTAGGCGTTTTTTTATCTTACTTGTTCTGATTGTTTGATTTATAACCATTTTTTCAATCAGCTTTAAAAAATCTTTTAACTGTTCTATTGTATATAAAAAGCGGGCCTCTACAGAAGCCTCTTACACTCTAGCCTGAGCCTGAGTGCCGTGGATATAAAAATCAAAGCAACCACTTCTTGCTCCTATTCTATAGCCACGAAAAGACCTCTGCAGATACCCTCTTCGTAGTTCTGATTACATTATACACCTATCACCCATCTTTGGTCAAGAGTTTATTTACATAGCTTATCCACAAGTGCTTTTGCATACCTATCTACCATATTTACTACATAATTATAGTTTTCCATCTCTATCCTAGTATGATAAGGTATTCTCTTATATATGTTTATTTTGATTAATTGTTTTTTTATATGTCTTCTTAGTTTACTAACATCTAAGTTTATCAAACACTTATTACATACATAATAAGGTTTCTTTACTAATTGTTTGCAGTATCTACATTTTTTCTGCATATTATTTTATATGTATATAAGCACAATTATTACACATTCCTGATTCTTTTATACTAGATTGTTCGTGTTCCTGATTAGAATAAAATATGTCAGTACAGATTTCACACTCCATAGGGACTTCTTCATTTAGCTTTTCATAGTATCCATCTAATTCTTGGTCTGTCCCCATCCATTCAATTCCTTGATTTGTAATAACTAACTGTAAGTTATTTTTAAAGCCAAGTTTATAATACCTAGCTGTTTGCATTTGATTTATCATATAATTTTTAAATTAATTTTTTAAATAAACTTTTTACTCTTAACTGTTTCTGAAACTGCTGTTAGCTGTTCTATTTCTATATCACTCTCTACTTCATTACCCCAGACA